AGACAATACAAATTGTGGATTAGCATTTATTAATGATTTAAGGCCGGTCACATTTAAATGGAAACCGAAATCTGAAATTGACAATACTTTACCAGATTACGATGCTGATGCCACAGAACCAGAATACTCTCCAAAAATGTATGGTTTAATTGCTCAAGAAGTGAAACAAGTTCTTGATAATCACAATATTACTGATTTTGGAGGATGGCATAAAGATGAAGATTCAAGTATTGAAGGTATCTCTCAAGAAATGTTTATATACCCATTAATTAAAGCTGTGCAAGAGCTATCTGCTAAAGTTACAGCACTAGAAAATGGGGGATAAATTTAATGAAACAGACTGGAAAAACTATTTTAAAAGTATACAAAAAGTTTGTCCATGGAGTTATGAATCTTTTATAGCAGGTAAAATAAAAATTACAGATCAAGAAGATATACAAGATCTAAATGAATATGATGCAATAGTTTATCAAGTAGATATGAGTATTGATGCTTTAGATGAACTTGCAGAATATTTAAATGATGAGCAAGATACTTATGAGTTTTTATGGTCACATCCAGACCACAGTAAAGGAGGAAATAATCAAACTCCAATGCCTGTACTTATACAGCAAGATCGTGCAATCCTAGAAGGATTACGAAAAGGAGAAAAAGGTGGCTTTAACAGCAAAGCAAAAGAAACTTCCAAAAGCTCTTCGAGATGCGATTCTAAGAAAGCAGAAGAAGAACGGCGGCTATAAAAAAGCAATGGGTCGTAAAAAGAAAAAGAAAAACGGTAAGAAGAGACGTTCTCGTGGCTAAACCGCCAAGCTATAAATCTAAAGCGCGAGCCCGTAAAAAGGCTCGCTCTCTTGGACTTCGAGGCAGTCATTCACACGGCAGAGGAAAAAATAAAATTCATATGCCAGGCAGTACTCATCAAGCATATACTAGAGCACTGAAGAGAAAGAAGCGTGGCCGTAAAAAGACGTAAGACAGCTAGGAAGAAAAAAGCAGCGCCTAAAAGAAAAGCAAGACCATTAAGTGCTGCTACAAAAGCTACTCTAGCTCGCAAAGCAAAAAATAGCAGATATACTCTTGGTCAGCTATCAAGAGTATACCGAAGAGGCCAAGGCGCTTTTTTGTCCTCTGGTTCAAGATCCGGAGCATCCATGGCAGCCTGGGCCATGGGTCGAGTAAACTCCTTTATTCGAGGAGGACACTCCCAAGATAATGATATTAAGAGAGGAACCAGTGGCAAAAAGAAAGCGACGAAAAAGCGTACCAAAAGATAAGAAAACTGGTATTCCAAAAAAGTATCTAAGTGGCACTGCAGGAAGTAGACGAGCAGAGCTCGCAAGACTTATTAAAAGAATATCAAAACTTTATAAGGAAGGTAAAACTGTACCTCGATCCCTAATTAAACGACGAGTAGAATTAGGTAAAAAGAAAAAGCGTGCCCGTAAGAAAAGTTAAAGGCGGATATAGATGGGGTAAATCTGGAAAGATTTACAAGAGCAAGGCCCAAGCAGAAAGACAAGGTCGTGCTATATATGCATCTGGTTATGGCAAAAAGAAAAGATCCAAAGGTAGGAACAGGAAAAAAGCCAAAAGGTAGCGGGAGACGTTTATACACTGATGAAAACCCAAAAGATACTATTCGTATAAAATTTGCTACGGCAAAAGATGCAAGAGCAACAGTAGCAAAAGTAAAACGAGTTAGACGTTCTTATGCTAGAAAAATACAAATTTTAACTGTAGGAGAGCAAAGAGCAAAAGTTATGGGTAAAAAAACAGTGGCCTCTATTTTTAAAGCAGGCAAAGCTAGTTTGAGAAAAAAGCATGGCACACTCAAAAAGAGGAAAAAGCCTACTAAAAAGAGCAGGCGTTAAAGGTTATAATAAACCAAAGCGCACTCCTGGGCATCCTAAAAAATCACACATAGTTGTGGCAAAAGTTGGGCATAAAGTAAAAACTATTCGCTTTGGTCAGCAAGGTGCAAAAACTGCAGGCAAGCCCAAAAAAGGTGAAAGCCAAGCTATGAAACGAAAGAGAGCCTCTTTCAAGGCCCGACATCGTAAGAATATAGCTCGTGGAAAGATGAGTGCAGCTTACTGGGCAAATAAGGTGAAGTGGTAATGTCAGAAGAAGAAGTAGTAACAGCCGATAAGTCAGTTGTAGAGAAGATGGATATAAATGGCGATGGTCATATATCCCAGCGAGAGATGGAGCTAGACCTTGAGTTTAAAAGAAAAGAGTATGAAGATGCTGATGCGATGCGCGATGCCCAAAGAAATATGGCTTGGTTTGCTCTTCTTGGTATGCTGGTGTACCCTTTCGCTGTTGTTGGGGCTCAAGTTGCTGGATATGAACATGCTGCCGATGTCCTCGGAGATATGGCACCGACCTATTTTGTGGCTGTAGCGGGTCTTGTCGCAGCGTTCTTTGGAGCCACTGCTTGGAGCAAAAAGTGATTGTTGATCTGATGGTAACATTCTGGCAACCAGTACTTGTTGGAGTACTTATAATTATTGGTTTCTTGATTAGTAAATTTGATGGTCAAGGAGAAGATCGTGTAGGCTTTGAGTATATGGAAATGCCTGTAATGAAGCCGATTAAGATTTGCACTGCTGATAAAGGATTCTGGAAAGCAATCTGGATGTGGCTTACAGGAGTTCGTCGCTGGCAGCTTGCAGAAGATTTTTACTACTTCTTAGATGGTGAAGAATATATTATTGAAAAAGGCTTTGAGTTTGACGGTGCTTCTGTACCAAAATTTCTTGCTATGTGGCTTTCTCCTACTGGAGTTTTGCTCATGGGAGGTTTAGTACATGATTATGGTTATAAGTATGGTGAACTCACAATTGCTGATAATGGAGAAGCAGTAAAAAGAAATCAAAAAGAAATGGACTTAATCTTTCGAGATATTTGTATTGAACAGAATGGGTTCAAACTATTAAATTACTTAGCCTACTGGTCTTTGAGACTGTTTGGCTTTGTCGCTTGGAACAGGCATAGGAAAAATGATTGAATTTTGGAGATGGCTGAAATCTTTATTTATTAAAGAATATCAGGTTACAATATGGGTAGACCCAATGAAAAAGACAGAATACTTTTTTCGTACAATTAATAAAGTGTCTCCGACCCATATAAAAGGAAAGCTTGCATCTGGAGAGCTATTTGAACTTCATACGCAGGATAAATTTAACTATCAAATTGTGGAAAAAGAACCATGTTGGGACTAATTAAAATGCTTCCACTATTAGCAGTTGTAGGTGCAGGAGCATACGGATACCATACGCTGGAAATAGGCAAAAGGGAAACAGCCATTGCTCAGCTAGAAAAAAATAATGTAGTACTGAAAGAAAACTCTGCACGTCTAGAAAGTGCACTTGAAACCGAGACAGCTTCTAGGGAGCAAGCAGAAAAGAACTTAAAAGTACAGCTAGAGGCTGTTGGAAAACTTACTGAAGCTAATACTGCAATGCAGGAAGAAATGGACGACTATCTATCTATATTTAAACGTCATGATCTTACTAAGTTAGCGAGAGTAAAGCCTGGGCTCATAGAACCTAGAATTAATAATGGTACAAAAAAAGTTTTTGAACAGATAGAAAAAGATAGTGAAGAGGTGGAAAATGCGGACAGTAACTAGTTTTTTAACTATACTATTTTTATCTGGTTGTTCTTTTTTACAAAATGACCCTCTACCAACCCCCGAGCCGGTCATAAAAACTGTAACAGAATATAAAACACTGGAAATCTATCAGCCTCAGCTCCCTAAAAAAATAGATTTGCAGGATGTAGAATTTTTTGTCGTGACAGAAAAAAATCTCGAAGAGCAGATTGCTCGTATCAGTAAAATGCAGGGTGGTACATTTGTTATATTTGGAATGACTCCACAAGATTATGAAAACATGGCGTTTAATTTACAAGAACTACGAAGATACATACGTCAGCAAAAAGAAATAATTATTTACTATCGAGATGCAACCAAAGTAGAGCAGTAACTTATGGCAGTTGAAGTAAGCAGAAGGGATGTTCCTTCAGAAAGAATTATAGATTTACAATCTGAGACAAGGTTTCTAAAACTACCAGTAGATCCTTATTTGGAACTACTCGGCATTGAACCTCTACCGTCTCAAAAGGCGATCATTAATGCGATAAATAATGACAAATATCGCTTTATCTCCGCAGCAATTTCAAGGAGACAAGGCAAAACATATATCGCAAATATAATTGGGCAATTAGTATCATTAGTACCCAACTCTCATATCTTAATTATGTCTCCGAACTATGCCTTGTCTCAGATTTCTTTCGATCTACAGCGTCAACTTATTAAGCATTTTGACTTAGAGGTAGCAAAAGATAACGCAAAAGACAAAGTAATTGAACTGACTAATGGATCTACTATACGTATGGGATCTATTAATCAGGTTGATTCTTGTGTGGGTAGAAGTTACGATCTAATTATTTTTGATGAGGCAGCACTTGCTGATGGTAAAGAAGCTTTTAATGTAGCTCTTCGACCGACTCTTGACAAAGACAACTCGAAAGCACTTTTTATATCTACTCCTCGAGGTAAGAACAATTGGTTCGCAGAATTTTTTAATAGAGGGTTCTCAAATGAATTTCCAGAATGGGCATCAATCAGAGCAACTTTCCGTGACAATCCGAGAATGTCTGAAACAGATATTGATGAAGCTCGGAAAAGTATGTCCGAAGCCGAATTTCGACAGGAATATGAAGCTGACTTTAATACTTATGAAGGCCAGATATGGAATTTCAATCACGAAAAGTGTATCGCAGATAACCAAGAACTCGAACTCAAAGGATTCGATGTATTCGCAGGCTTAGACGTAGGCTACAGAGATCCTACTGCTTTTTGTGTGCTCGCATACAACTGGGACGAAAAAGTTTACTACTTGTTGGATGAATACTTAGATGCAGAACGAACAACAGAACAACACGCTGTCGAAATTCGCAGGCTTATGGAAAAATGGGATATTGACTACATTTACATTGATTCAGCGGCTCAGCAAACTCGATTTGACTTTGCTCAGAACTATGACATTACAACAGTTAATGCTAAAAAGTCTGTACTGGATGGCATTGCTCATGTCGCTGGTATTGTTGATAATGACTTGCTATTTGTCGATCAAAAATGTAAGCACTCTCTGATGTCTTTAGATCAGTATCAGTGGGATCCAAATCCAAATCTAGCAAGAGAAAAGCCAAAACATAATATGGCATCACACATGGCAGATGCACTTCGATATGCATTATATTCGTTTGAAACCTCAGTTACTAGTTTCTAATTTACACCAACTCAAAAATAGTAGTTGACAATTTAGTTCCCTCGAGATATAATTTCGGTAATAAAAAGTAATAGATTCAAAGATGAAAGAGCTGAAACGAGATCCCGTAAAGTACATTCGGGACAAAGCAAAAGCAAGGTACGAAAAAGGAACCGAGTGCTATATTTGCGGAAAGGAAACAGAGTTAGACTTTCATCATTACTATAGCTTAAGTCCCCTCCTGTATAAGTGGGTCGAAGAAGTAGGATACGATTTACAGGATATAAGGGAGTTTCGCGATGAATTTATTAATGAACACATTGAAGAGCTTTACGATTATACTGTAACTCTCTGTCATACGCACCATTTAAAATTACATTCTATTTATGGGCGGAATCCCACCCTGCACTCAGCCCCAAAGCAGCAGCGCTGGGTAGAGATTCAAAGAGGAAAGCATGGCTTGGTATAATAACATATTCGGCGGAGGAAAGAAAAAGGAAGAAGCCGACTTAGAAAAGTTGAATCCAATTCAACAATACCTGGGCCAAACAAGTGAGTCATCTCGTGAGTTTACTGCAAACTATGAGCAGTTCTACGAGAATTTAGAAATTGTTAATCGAGGCGTAAACCTTATTGTAGATGATGTTGCGGAGATTCCTGCAACAGTCAATCGAGTAGCAACAAACGGCGTTATAAAAGGTCTTCGACGCGCACGTGTCGATTCTCTTTTAAATAAAGAGCCTAATCTTTTTCAAGATATTAGCTCCTTTAAGCGTAACTTAGTTACTGACTTTCTTCTCGATGGTAACATTTTTATCTATT